ACCCCTGCTTCACCTATTTGTACGTCTCGGTACGTACCATTCATTTGTAATTTTTTTAAATCGTTACCTGTCATACTGATAACATGAGTAAAACGTGGGCTGGTTTCTAAATCTGTAGTTTCGTAGGCTACTACTAAGTCTTCAGCTTTAACTAATCTACTGGTAGCCCTACCTAATAGGTTATCGTAATAAACTTTTTTGAATGCACTACCAGCTAATGGTAAATAAAACAATAAACTATCCATTTCTGGGTCATACTCTTGCATGACTTCAGTAATTTGATAATTCATAAATTCTTTTACACGTTGACTTTGACTCATTGCCTCTGGACTTTCGTTGCCCATGACACGAGTCTTTACTGGACCACCACTTGGTAGTAATTCTTTATAGGCTTGAGCTTGAAATTGTGTTACTGCTTCACTGAGTAAAGGGTGATGTACACCTGTAGCTCCAGGAAAAGGTTCTTCACGTTCTTCTGTTTTTATACCTAGTAATTCTAAACCTTTAGTAAATACATCAAGCCAATCTTTACGTGATTCTTTATCTTGTTCAAAAGCATCAACTAGTTCACTAGCTAACGTTTGTAAAGAAGATGAATCTAAAACTTCTGCTAGATTCACTTGGTGTTCGGTAGCTATTATTTCTTCCTCTTCAAAAAGAGGGATTAAATTACCGTCCTGACCTACTTCAAAAGCGTTAGTCATTTCACCCTGAATATTCATTTCTTCAGGAAGCTCAATTTCTAGCGTTTCTTGTACTGGACTTAATAGTTCTTCAGGTAAGCCACCTTCTTGGAGATTTTGTCTTTCTATTGCCATGGGTTAATAATAACTTATTTTTCGTTTAGGATATAGCTCTTCGTCTTCATAGTCACTGGGTAGTTTTACAAATCCACCTTGCCTAAAACGTAATAGTGCTTGAGTGGTTGAGTCTACTAAGTCATCATGATCACCAGCAGGAAACATCGCACATTCTTCTATAACGTCGTGTGCCCATTTAGTATCAGGTGCCCAAACCATACCTGACTCAAATAAAGGTGCACTTGCGTTTACTCTAGCTACTTTATCATTGCCTTTGCTTGGAGTAAAGTTTTGTACAGGTATACCTATATTTCGTAATTCTTGTGTTAGGGGCATACCACTTGCTTTACCTTCTATAATAGTTACGTCAGGTTGCCATTCGTGATATTGTTCTAAGGCTATAGCTTTTAGTTCAGGAAAACTGTACCTACCTTTTATAGCGTCTAATAAAATAATGTGTGGAGCTGTACCGTCATAGTAATTTTCACCTAGACTACCTTCTGGGTAAAATACTCCCCAAGTAGTAATAGCTGAATAGTCTGCCATTTCACGTTTTAAAAATGCAGTATCGTAACTTTGTATTAAATATTCGCAACGTGGTGGTTTTTCATTAGTCCACTCTTGCCACCACTCACGTTTTATTAAGGCACCTTCTTCTGAACTAGGGTTCTGCATGTATTGAGCGTGCCATTTAGGACCACCCCTTAACGTAGCTTGTACACTTTCTAGTTCTTCTTTTGACCAATACTCTGGCCATAGTGGGTCACCACTAGGCAATATAGCAGGAAGCTCAATAAGTTCCCATTGATCTGCTTTAGGATCACGAGCCATATCTTTTAAAAGTCTACCTGTTAAATCGTTAACGTTCCAACGTGTCATAACTATAACAATGGCACCTCCTGGCTGTAACCTTTGCCTTGGACCAGAAGTATACCACTCATACGTATCTTCCATAGACTTAGGGTTTAATGCGTCTTGTTCTGAGTGAGGGTCATCAATAATAAATAAGTCCGCACCACGTCCCGCTAACGCACCACCTACACCAGCAGCATAGTACTCGCCCTTTCGTTTTGGGTCACGTTTATCTTGAGTTTCCCATTTACCTGCTGCTTTTGAATCTGGGTTAATGAGTACGTCAGGGAATATTTTTTGAAAGTCTTCCGTTAACATTAAGTCCCTAATTTTTCTACCAAACTTAACTGCTAAGTCTGCGGTGTGAGTAGCTTGTAGTATTTTTAAACTTGGGTTACGCCCTACTAAATAAGCGGGAAAATAATGTGAAGCAAACTCACTCTTCGTGTGCCGTGGTGGCATATTAATAATAAGCCTTTTAATTTTACCTCTTGCTATACGGTCAAAAGCATCTGCCATTTTAGCATGGTGTGCACCAGCTATAAACTGTGGCCACTGACTTTTAACAAAAGTTATAAATTCATTTTGACAAGTTTCAACACGTTCTATTTCTGCTAACCTTTCAGTTAGTTCTAAATGTTCTTTGAGGACATCCTCAGGAAGTTGATCTAATAATTCTTTTTTCAATATTAAAGTAGGGTGGCTAAACCGCCTGTCTTCATGCCTTTTAATTTTTGTAAGTGTTCAACTAATCCTTGAGCATATTCAAGGTTTTTATTTAATAGAGTGCCTGCTTGTTTGCTAGCATTAGGATTACTTAAAACATCTGCTGAATAAGTTTTTGATAATAGTTCAATATTTTCTTTTACACTAGGAAGTATACTGTCAATAGCTTCGTCACGTTCTTTAGAAGATAGTTTTTGTATAGCTTGAGCTACATTTCTATAATCCTCTAATATAGCACGACTCGTTATATTTTTAGGTAGTAAGTTGAAAATACCTTTAAACTTTGACGGTCCCATAAAGTTCATTGCTGCACCACGTAAGTTTTTTTCAAAATTATACAAAGGGCTTAGTTCTAATGGACTGACAGGAGAAGCGGTCATCGTATCAAGAATAGCTTGTTTATCTGCGTCTGACATTGCTCTTTGTTCTACAGATGTTTCAGGCGAAGATAATTCTTTATATCGATTTAAATCCATATCGGATATTGCTCTTAAATCCATTGAATCTGGTTTTGCTAGTGTAATAGCTTGATCATACAAAGAGTCCCCAGAGTTGTTTTGTAAAAACTGTGCCATATCTTTATTAGACAGGGCTCTTTGTGTTTTAGTGCCATCAGGCAAAGTAATTGTGTATGTTTTTAAATCAGCCATGTTCTTTGTGTAAGTTTATAAAGTATTCTGCGTCAACTAAAGCTAACGGTTTACTTTTGTTTCTTTTTATTATAACTAGACTTTCTACGTTTGGGCTAGTATTACTTGAACATTGCTCGTAGGCTTTCCACACATTGACGGCTTCTTGATTTTTACACTCCACACTATAAGGAAATAGTTTTTTAGTTTGTACGCCCATAATGAGGTCTTCACCACTACTGCCCATGGGTCGTGATTCAATATCTTCTGGGTCCACGGACAATAGTTCTATGAGCTTGTCCCTTACCCACTGTTGTAAGCGACGACCTTTAGCTTTAGCTGAACTAGTTTTCAAAATGCTTAGAAGCTCTTAAGCAAACCGTGGCTAATAGTCCGCTGCCTATGGCAGTAACTAGGGCTTCACCTATAACACCGCCAAAGTGGCTAGGATGAATTAATAAATCGCCTACAAAAGTTGCCACTCCTATAGAAACACCATGAAACCATAAAGCATCTTTATAACGTTTTAGCACAGTATAGCCAATAAGGACCGCTCCTGCACCAGCAATAATTCCTGTTTGATTAGCTTTAATCCAATGACTAAAAGTTAAAGCAGTTAAATTACCCTGTACCATCAAAGGAAAACAAACGTAACAAGCCTGTTGCCATTTGATAAAAAAGTCTTTTGCTATTTGTTTAATCATTTACCTTGCCCTCGATACTTTTTACGTCGTTGATTTTTATTCGTGCCTGCTCCGTGGCTCATGCGTGAGTTACCTATAGACGTCTTCTTTTTGACATGCTCTATTCTTTCTTTTGACCACTGTTTAGGCATTACGGTTTAGTTTAAACTCTTTACGAGCATTAGCCAAGTGTTCTCTATTTTGCATTATTAGCACAGGGACCATGGTCGAGTTTCTACCTTCATCGGGATGCGACCAAAACCACTCTGCTTCAGGGTACTCATCTGCTAGTTCGTGTGCCGTGGACTCTAGTACGTGGCGACACACCGTGCTATGAACTTTGAATAAAATAGCAGGATACTTGTCTAGTTCGGTATATAACTCACGGACTAAAGGCTCTGAATAATGTAGTATGGGTATTTCTCCGTTGTCAAAGTGCTTTAGACTAAAAGGGCAAACCTCAGTTATTGATTTCAAATAGTCTCTCATAGCTAAAAAATTTTGCAGTAAAAATTTTTAGTAGGAGTCCCTTTCCGCGTCATACTCAGTATTTTATAGTGACTGACCTAAAAGTAAAGTTTATAGTAAATGGCTCTTCTGATTATTGACGCAGGCGTTACGCTATGCATAGTTGCTATAAAGGGGGGTGGGGGGGTGGCACAGCGGACTACTAGAGGACTGTTGATCTGTGACAGCTGTTACGTCTGTTATAGCTGTGCCGTCTGTCTTGTCTGCGTTTGCATCTCCCGCGATAGCGGGATCTGTGTCCCGCGAAGCGGGACGATCTGTCGCGGACGCGACGCGATCAACCGCTCGGGTTACGGGCGTAGTAAGTACTTACTAACCTAAAGTAAGTACTTACTTACGTATAAAAGTCGTAACCGCTCGGGTTTAAAAGGCGTTAAAATAAGTACGTTTATTTTAGTATATAACGGTTATAAGCCTATATATTTAGTATAATTACCTTAGTTATTAAATAAAGGGCGTTTTTTAACTACTTTTTTAACTAGCCCTAAAAGGTAAATAATATGACTAAAACTAATACTAAAAAAGCTACTACTAGCGTTACTACTAACGTTACTAGTAATACGGTTATTACTAAAGATAATATAGGTACTATTAACCCTATATTAACTTTTAATAATAAAGGGCGTTTAGCTACCGCTAATAGTAATAGGGCTAGTAGCGTAAACGGTAAAACGTTTAAAGACGCGTTAGCTATTTATACTAACGCTAAAGCGTTAAACCCTAATAACCCTAAGTTAAAACCGTTAAGGGCTTTAACTTACGATATATTTAAAGTTAAAAGTTTAAGCGTACCTAAAGGTTATACGCTAGGCTAATAACCTAACCTAAAGGGCTAGTTAAACTAGCCCTTTTTTTACGCCTAAAATAAATTTAAAGATTTTAATCATGTATACAGGGATCGTGATCCTGGGGCGACTGACCTGCTTCCTGGAATCTGGGCTTCCTGGGATCTGTGAGGTGTGTCCGTCGCCGAAGGCGACGGATCCTGGATCTTGGTGCGTCGCCGTCAGGCGACGCTCCTGGTTCCTGGGATCTGGTTCCTGTCTTCTGTTGTCGTCGCCGAAGGCGACGATCCCGATCGCGATCTAATGGTCAGGGATAAAAAGAGGGGAGCCGAAGCTCCCCTGACCGTCAGCCTAGCTTTAAGGACTTGATTTTATTCAAGTCGTATTTTAAAGCTCGCTCCTTTAAGCCGAGCGTCTTATAGTGCTCTATAGCCTGTTCGTAGGTCATACCTTGAACGGCTTTAGCTCGTTTGACGTTGTGCTCGGCGCGAGCTTTATTAGGGACGAAGGTCAACGTTTGAGCGTTGACTTTAGGAGCTACGGATTTAGTAGCCTTTTTAGTATTAGTCATATAAACCTCCTTTTTAACTAACTGACTATAGTATAAGCTTGATCGTATATAAAGTAAATAGCTCGTATAAAAAAGATTAAATTAATTTGGGATCCTGGGATCATGATCCTACCCCCTTTATACCCGTGACCTCAACCCTGGACCACGGACCGTTGTGCGTGTCATTACGATCGTGGTGGGTGGCTGGGCAAGATTCCTGGATCTAGGACCGTGGACTGTAGCTTTTTGTCCCCCCTCCGTCTCCCGAGGGGATCA